CTTTAACATAAAATAATACTCTAAGTTCATACACTTCGTCATTTGAAAAATGTGATTTGGCATTTTTTTCTCCTTTAGCATTTTTTCTTAATTTTTTATAATATTCTGTTAATTCTGGAGTATTTAATTTTGGAAGAATAGTTTTCCATGTTTGATATGTCCAAATTTTACCAAATGTGGACTCAGAAACTTTATCTTTATAAAATTCCCATACTTCTGATTTTTGATACTTTTTTGTAGCTCTAATTCGTCGTATAGTAGCTACATCAGAATTTTTTAATTTAGCTAAATGAGATTCTTCGCCACATTTATGAGAACCGCATTCTCCTCCAGGAGTAGAGTTATATCCATTATGGTATGAATCATAATAAGCTATCCAATAAATTTCTCTCTTATTAGCCTCTTCTTGTGTTTCTATACTATCTTCAAGTATTTCAAAATCTTCCTTACTAGTATTATATTTTCTCATAGCTCTATAAACTTTGCAGTTATTATGACGAGCTTCTTTAAGATGATCTGATTTTCTATTATTCAAGTTCTTTGTCTATCCGATATAAACTTTACCACTTGGAAAGTTAATTTTATATATTAAATGCATTATTAAAAAGTTTTGGCTCGGTATTGCCATGCAAAATTTGTTATTCTGTTTAGGTTTCACCGATGCAGTTAAAAATTAAAATATCTATTAAATAATAATTAAAATTATTAATAGCTAGGATTAATCCAAAATTATTTTAATTTTAACCACAAAATCTGATCAGATTTTTAAGCAATTAAGGCCAATATTACTTAGCCCAAGATTTCCACTATTTATTAAATCTATTAAAGAAACTCCTTGTCCTACATATTTCTTGGCACAAGTTACTACAAAACGTAGATTAGATAAAATTAATTTATCCCTTGCACTATCGTCTCCATTTTTAGCCTTTCTAGCTAATTCAATTTGTTCTTCACTATCATATATAGGATATTTAGATATATCTTTAAAGTAATTTTGAATAAGGGGGTTATTTTCAGTGAGAATAGTCTTCTCAGTGGTTATTTCTTTCACTTAAATTTGATTGGTCTTTTTTAAATAATTATATAATTGAAACTTTGTAAGTCCCTCCTTATATAAACATTCTTGTTGGGATTTATATTGTCTTCCTTCATAAGTACAAGGTTTAGCTTTTTTACCTCTACCACTTACTTTGTAATTTTCAGAAGTAAATCTTGCTATATTGTGTTCTTCTCTTTTTTCTATAACAGATTTAATCTCTTTTAAAGATTCCTTTAATTTTGGATTTTTATAGTGTCCATAAATAGTTCGGATTTCTTCTCCATTAGATTTTATAAAATCAATAAGAAATTTCCAATCACGTCTTTTAATCTTTTCAAATTTCCCACAATATATACCTAATCCTTTGTCCCCATTTTTATCCCAATCAAGTAAGTTTATAAGATTATCTTTAATTACAGAATCTACTGTAATATCATCATCTGATTCATAAAATAGGCGAGCATAGGAATGGATTATTCTACGCTCGTCTATTTCTCTTAACATATTAGTATTTATGACTAATTGAATCATATTCTCTCATCATAAATAATATCTTCTGGTTTTGGTCCTCCAGAAATATAGGCTTGAAGATCTTCTAAAGACATTTCTTCAGATTCAAAATTACAGTCCTGTTTCCAATCCTCATATGCTTGATCATACGCTTCTTCTTCCTCTTCCATAGTTTCGTATTCTTCGTCTTCCAAATGAAGTAAATAAGAATAATCATTCCACAAATCATCAATTACTTCATCATAAGGAAAATCTGGACTATTCAGAGGATCGTCTTCAGAAAATGCACAATAATATTGTTCTGTACCACAAAAAGGGGCTGAAGCTGTTACTAACCAGGATTTAATCATAGTGTTCTTTTATTTTAGTTTTTATAAATTCAATTAATTCATTACTTACTTGATATTCTACAAGCCCATTATCAGTATTTACGAAAGCAAAACAATCTATGTAATCGTCCTCGTATTTATGGAGCATATTTTCTCTTATAAACTGATCTATGCCATTTTCAAGTTCTTCTCCCGTAGGATTATAGTCATCTAAATAGTCCCATAAATCATCTTCATAAGTCCATTCCCAAAGTTTATCATAAAATGCTTGTTCAGTAAGATTTAAAAATGGACTACATTGTTTATTTGCAAAAAGTACTAAATTATATTCAATCATTTGGCATATCCTCCTCAATTCTTATACTTGAAACTGAAGGCTGTAAAGGTATATTATCATCTGACATATAAAAATATTTTACTGTAGCATAATGATTTAAACATTCCGATTCAAAGTTCTCTACATACCAATCCTTTTGAGTTCTGTCACCATGAGGTTTAGCTTTAAAAGGTTTCCCTTCTTTAGTAGAAAGTAAGAAGACCATATCTTCATTACCTCTTAATCCTAATTCATATCCAGTGATTAAGAACTCTTCTGAACGATATACTTTTATTTTTACCATATCATTTGTTCGACCATTAGGTCTATATACCTTTTCAGGATCTCTAACTACTAGGCCTTCCCATCCTTCTTCTACATAATCATTATGTAAAGAAAGCATTTTATCATATCCAGAAACTAAAATTTGAGGTACAAATTGAATACGTAATTCATCTTGTTTAAACTCTCTTTCTGGATCAAATGAAATAAATTGTGTTTTATTCAATTCATCTTTTAGATCTTGCATATAAGCCCACCGTTCGTCGAAGGTAGAGTTCATATCTACAATATCATACCAATAGAATTGTAAAATCTCATAATCTACAGCAGTTTTTTGTGTTCTTGCTATAGAATTTAATTGCTGTAAAGTAAACCCGTGATGGTAACATTCCCCATCCATTATAAGTCCTGGATTATCCTTAAATAGTTGAACCAAAGCAGGGTGAGAAAGAATTTCATACATAGCAGCGTCATAGTTCATAGCACCACGAGATGCAGTATGTAATTCCCCATCTTCTCCCATATAAATTAAAGCTCTTAATCCATCAATTTTTCTAGAAGCATACCATTCTTTTTCAAATATTTTTTTATTAGTTACCTTGTCTACTTGTTTAGCAAGCATGGGTTTTGGAACTCCATTCTGTCCAGTAACTACTTCTCCTAGAATCTTATTTAATTCTTCTTGGGTATATTCTCCAGGGTCCTTTTCT